TTAGCAATTTTTTCATAATATCTTTTACCTATACTATTAGGGCTGCTTTCCTGTGTGCCGCCTACATATGCAAAAAATTCATCAAATAAAGCTGTCTGGTCTCTTAATCTTGGCATTAAGGCATAGCTTTTTAAAGCCTCTACATAATCGAAGTTTTCATTAATCTTCATTATGTTATACTCTACATACTCAGGGTAATAATTAAAAACATATATACCTTCAATGAAACGATTTACTCCATCAGGTTCCATAGCATTACCAAATGCTGATAAAACAACTGGATTTATAACAAAAGGAACCTGTATATTTGTGTATGCTGTGCTTAAAGAAAAGTTAGTAGTTGCTCCAATAGTTGCAAAACTGTTTGTATAATTTGCAGATAAAACCCCAGCATAAAAACTACTTAACAAAGCTGTTGTTATATTATTGGAATCATAAGCATTGTATTGAAAGTTAGTAGGGAATAAATTATTATTACCAAATGCATCTTTTGTACCATCTGCAGACAGTAAAGCTAACTTAAAGGTGTTTGAAGTAATAGTTGCGCTAGTAGGAATATAATTCAACTGACCATAATATTTTAAAATATTACCTTGATTATCTGCTGGTGCGACAAATAACGGAAAGGATGTTCCATTAAACATTATATTTGGTATCGGTGGTTGAACTAATCCATTACTTGTAAAGCTCCATGAAGCAGGTATATTATAATCAACAAGCAAGTCAATAAAAGTGCTTGAGTTGTTAATAATTGGTAAACCTTTCTCAAAGATAGAAAATAACTTACTGTTTAAAATTTGTTGAGCTAACGGTATATCTTTTAAATTTTGTGTTAAATATAGCTTCTCTTGGATTAGTCTTGATGGGGAGTCATCTTTAAAATAAAAAATATTTTGGCCGCTAGTTCCTGTAAAAACACTATTAACAGAGCTTAGTGAACTTATAGTACCTGTATAGCCATCATATGTTAAGTAAAGATCTGTGCTATCAGTACTTAAAGATCTTATAATTGTTGTTTGATTTTCATTTGTAAATTGCCAAAATGGAACTAAGTGGTACCAATTTGTTTGGTACCAAGTTCTATTTTCATAATCGTTAGAATAGCTACCATCACAATATAATTCAATCTTGTAATCAATAGAAGAAAGACTATTACATAGCTGCCAAGAATTATATCTATATACATATACTGGGTCAGTATATTGAGCAGCTAAAACTGTCATGTTGTCAACATATGTTCTGCTTTGATTAATACCAGAAGTTGTAGTTGATGAATTAAAATAAACATCATTTACAGATGCAACAGAAGGGTTAATTACATCTGTAATATAATTAAATGCTGAAAGATAAGTAGTGTAGTTTTCAATTGGCTCTCCATTTAAGTCAGCAGTGAATAAGGTAATTTTATAAACTCCAGGCAAAGGAAAATCATAAACAGAATTGTTTTCTTTAAGAACAAATTTATCATTTACAGCAAACACAATAAAGTCTTTGTTGGCAGATAAAGGTAAACTAGAAAGAGAAACACTTAGGGTAACTGGTGTACCAGTATAAGAAGAAACTGGAAAAACATCATTGCTGTTAACAACATATTCTCTTGTGTTTCCCTTGCCAGTTATAATTGAAAACGATACACTCATTAGAGAATAGTAATTAAGTTAGATAAGGTAAAGTAATCAGGCAAATATGGATACATAAAATCTTGAAGAGCCACAGATGACACAGAAGTTTTTACATCAATATTTGGGTATTGAAAATTATAGTATATAAAACTTAAACCGTTTCTTGCTCCGTTTAAATTAGTGGTTTGAATAGATTGTACCCCAGCAATATCAATAATTTGAGCATTTAAATCTGTAATATTAACTGTACCGCCTAGAGACTGTAAATCAAAATAACTCTGAATGGTACTAATAATAACACTCTTAATTTTATCTCTATTTACAACTACATTAGGGTTAGTTGTTACAATTAATTTTGCTCCAAAATTAGTATCTTGTACAGCTGTATCATCTACACTAGTACCGTAACCAAATTGGAACGCAATATAAACCGGGTCCATAATAATTGGTTCAGCTGTTACTGTTTTTACAGAATTAATTGCAGATATAATAACGTTCTTTTGAGCGGGGGTTACAAAGTTGTTCTTTGTTATAGTTGTTATTCTAGATGCAGAAGTTTTTGGGGCACAATAAATATAAACATTGTTAAAGTTACAAGAAGAAGAAAATAAAATCTGATTTGATAATACGTTAGTATCTAGATTTGGGTCATTTAATTTTAAATTGTCAGTCAAATACTTTAAATGAGAATTTAAATATTGGGTATTGCTCAATACCTTTGTGGAATAAACAAAGCTAGCAAAGTTAGTATAAACGAAATTTTCGTAGTCTGTAGCATTTACTAGCCTGTATTGAGAGGTAAATGTTTGAGGTGCTCTTGTTCTAATAGACTCTACTGTTTCAGCATCAAAGAATGCTGTGGAGTCTACATCATTATTAATATTAAGAGCTAAAATCTGAGTTGCAGTTAAATAGGATAAATTATCATCTCTTACATCAGCAAAAATTTGATTGAATCTAGGTGTGTTATATAAAGAAATTGGAGTATTATTTAGCTTATTAGAATTAATTTGACCGTCAACACCATCAGATTGTAAGAAATATATAGAAATTAAATCCCCGCTTTGTATTTGACGACCTGTAATATTATCACCAAATTTTACTTCATAATGCTTATTCTCATTGAGTCTAATTTCACATACTCTATCTTGAGGGCCATACAAGAACAAACTATCTACCTTTTTATATTCTACGTATGTACCAGTCTGAACTTCAAAAACATAAACAAAAATATTAAAGTTATCGACAATAACAGAATCTCCAGGTAAAATAGCTACAGTTTCAAAAGCTACCCCTGCAGCAGTTTGAGTAGGATATTCAACCATTTTACCCTGATATAACAAATAAGTAGAGCTGAACTGTTTTAATGTTTCATTAATACCAGCCTGTGTAGTTTTTTCAAAAGTAATATCGCTTGTAAATGTATAATTAATACCATTTACATTTAAGTAGGAATATCTCGGTATTGTGAATACTCCTGCGCTTAATTGAGAAGAGTTAGCTATAAATGGTAATGCACAGGTTTGCGGACCTACAGGGTTATAGTTGAGTAGCTTTACAATTCTATTAATATTTTCATACAATTGAGATTCTGTAAAAATAGATTCACTTGATGTTTGGTTCAAATAGAAAAGTAGAGTCTGGTAAGAGTAAGCTACAATATCAATGATCGCGTTTAAATTACTACCTTCAAAATTTTGATCTGTAAAGACAGCATTAGAAGGTGAATTGAGACGCTCAATCATTAAGCGTTTGAGACTAGTAGCATCAAATGCTGTGTAGGCATTTGGAGCTAGTTTAAATTCTGGATATACACCTGTAGCCATAGTTATGAAATTGTTATTACGTCTCCTTGTATTGAACCTTGCAATGTTATAGTCTGTTTTAAAGTTGGAACTCTTAAGGTCAGATTAATAACGTAAAGGTATTGATCTGGATAAGGTATCACTTGCAACTCTACTATTTGCACTCTAGGTTCATATTGAGTGATAGCAGTATTAATCTCGTTTGAAATTGCAGTTGCTGTAGTGTCTGTAACTTGTTCAAATAAGTAGTCTTCAATTCTTAATCCAAATTCTGGGCTTAGAATCTTTTCATTCTTTTTAGTTGAAAAAATATTATTAATGCTATTTTTAACAGCGCTAATATCATACGAAACATTAAGATCTGTCTTAACTTTTTGAGCTGCAATATTGTTAGTATAAAGAGTTTCCATGGACATAACATTAAAGTCCTGGTAAATGTACTTTATAGCACTATTAGGATTGACTGGCTTCTTAAAGAGGTTGTTTAAGTTTACTGTTGCCATCTGTTAATTATTTATAAATTTTTGAACGAATTACATAAATATTTATATATGGCATCTCGATTTGAACAAGTTATAGAAGAACATTATGACAGATTTACCCGCAACGGGTTTCTTTGCGGAGATCTAGTTAAAATTAAGCAAGAAGCCTTTACTGGTCCGTGGTCCAAGACTCAGTCTGTTGAGAAGATCAACATGCTTAGAGAGCTCGCTACTTCAGGTGATTATTTGCGTGTTAGCCATGTTAAATCCCCATATGGTTTCAGTATGGCTGGAAAAGATTATGAGCCTGATGCTTTTTATCTTGATATTACAAGAGAAATTGCACCTGGTCTCTTTACTGACAAAGTAACTGTTCCTTCATATCTCGTTGAATTGCTCATGACAGGTGGTGAGAATAGAACCCAAACACCTATTAATCCTAAGCATGTAAGGCCAAATAACGAGATTATTAAACCTCAACCTGTTCAACAAGTAAATAGTACTGCTAGATACATGGATACTCAACACCCAAACTATCCAAAGATTGATGCTCCTCCAGGTAACGAAGATCCAGGAAATATTCCTCAGACTGATAAGAACGTTACGAGTAACCCTACAACTAACACAACCCTACCTTATACACAGAAGCATAAGATGGGTTATGGCAGTTACATGAAGGGTTATTAAACCATCGCCAACAAACAAGCGTAAAAGTTGATCTCCTGATCCATTACAAAAGCAGATTTATACAAATGATCTGCAATGGTGACGAGCATTTTACGCTTATTTTTTTCGTCAAATTCAAACTCATTGATAAAGTTAAATAATTGACGCATTAGACCAACATAATCTCCGTTGAATACTTCTTCGTTCTCAATTACATGGCGACGAATAATAGTACAGTCTTTCTTAGAAAGAACATTGATCAAAATACCTTTTACAAGGGCAATGTTCTGCTTATTAGAAGCTGTCTGAAGAGATCCTGACCTGCTATTTTTCTGCAATTCATTGATAGCAATACGCAAGTCAG